ATTAAAAATAAAATAAATAATAAAATAAAAACTTCATAGTAAAAGCTTAAAAACTACAAAAGTAAAAATCAAATTAAAAATAATAATTATAATAAAAATCAACAAATTAAATAAAATAATTCAAAAATAGGTGTTGGAGATAAATTTAAAAATAATTCGAATAAAAACACAATATAAAAAAGAAATCATTCTGATTTCAAAATAAATAATGAAAACAAAGACAAACTAATTAAAAATAATATTATCTCTTTCACTCCAAGTTTCACACCTAAAATGTAGGCCTCGATTAGCCCACCAATCTATTAATTGTTTTCTTAAATGAGAATAATAGATAGGCCCTTTGCCATAAGCATTCAAAAGAGAGCCACGACAATTTTCTAATAATCTATCTTCAGGTGTTTTTGATAGATTAAATCTTGTCCAATTCAACATTTCTGTTATTGAACTTTCTGGAAGAGGAGCAAGCATCTCATATTTTCTACGTGGATGTAACGTAAATCCTCTCTTCAAAAAAGATACTTCTTCAATCGGAATAAAAGGTCTCTTATCCGCAGTATCCTTACTTGCTGGTGTAAAAGCAATATTATATGATGCTAAATACTGTTGAATAGATGCAAAATTAAATTGCTTTCCGATATTCTGAGCAATTTTCATAAAATTATCATCGCCATAAGTCACCAGACGAACATCTCTTCCAAACTCAGCCATTGGTCGTTTAGTTATTTCAAGCCAAGCACACCTCATATACAAACAATTGACTATAGAATTAATTTCAACAGTCAACGCAAAACCAGAAGGTATTCCACAATATTGTTTATACAGCAAATTCTGAGCTAAATGGATAGAATTTATTAACTCAGTACATAACGCACGTCTTATCCGCACACCTTCTTCATCAATATTGAAATACTTCTTATACCAAGCAATCATAATTTCGAAGGCGGCATCAATACATTGCGTTTGCAAGCAATCACCAAATGCTGAATAATCTCCAGTAACATATTGTGGTTTTCCTTGCTCATCAGCATTTTCAACTTCATTCATATATCGAAACAACATAGCCCACTCGGAAGAATCCGGATTGATTCCAATAGCAGTTTCCGCTTTAATACGTGCATGTATATAAGCAGCCTGAAACCAACCAAAATACTTCTTTATAGCCCATGTGTATTCAATAGGACAAACACTGAACACTCTTGTGCCACCTGGTCTTATCTTCTCTGGCTTCAATAACTCATCTTTAAGTGTGTCAACAAAAATCGTGGTGGGAATATCACCTTTCTTTCTAACCTCCATATGCAATTCATGCATATCCTTCAATAATGGATGAATATCATGTAATACATTACCTTCTTCTGTTTGAGTGA